CATAAAACCAAAAATCAGCTCAAGCGTATTTTTCCAGCCGCCGAGATCGTCTTTAAGACCGATCAGCGTATCGCGCAGCCATTTAAATGCTTTTTTCGCCTGGTCGATTTCGGGCTGCCATTTCGACCAGTCGATCAGGCTTTTGCCACCTTCCTTCCAGGTCTGGTAATCCTCCCAGAGCAACAGCAGCGCGCCGACCAGTGCCATCACCCACGTAACAGGCGACTTCCACATTTCTGCGTTCAGCAGTCGCCACACCACTAGCACGCCGCCCAGCGCTTCTATAAGCGACTTGCTGTCAGTATCCAGCCCTTTCCACCAGTCAGAAATCTGGCCTGCGGCCTGAATAAGTCGCATCGCCGCCCGGCCAATGACGTCAGAAAGCCATAAAATCCCCTTGATGACCGCCATAACACCGCGCTCAATCGCCGGGAAATTGTCGAGTATTTGCTTTCGAAGCCGATCGAGGGAACCGGCCAGGCCATCGGTAAGACTGCTGCCGATTTTGTCCCTGGCCATGCCCGCCATCATCGTAAATTCACGCATGGAGGTCATGAAGCGGTTAGAGCTTTTCGCCGCAGCGTCGGCATTGAATCCGATCGCTTTCGCTGTGGCGCTGTATTGCGCACCAAATTCTCCCATGCCACGGCGCATCGCCATCAGCGTGTTTTCGTCAATGCCAAGCATCGACGCGTACTGGTTCGCCCGGTAATAGGGCATAGTGCTGAGCCGCTGGCCGACGCCCGTAAAAATCGACTCCATGCTGCGCATCTGGCCGCTGGCGTCCCGTGTCTGCACTCCCAGACGATTAAGAAAACCTTCCGCCCCCGGACTGGTACGGATAAACCGCGCGAGACTCTCCAGCGAATTGCGCGCGGCGGCTGCGCTGCTGCCCGTCTGCGAAGCGGCATACCCGATAGCCTGAATACCTGCGACCGTCGCGCCGGTGCGCTGGGATGACCAATAAAGATCATCAAGACCACTGGCTATTTTCGTCGTGAACGCCACAACAGACAACGCGGCAGCTTCGACAACAACACCGAGCTTCACAACCGTCCTGGTCACGCCTGCAATCGTGGCATCGAATTTCGCCGCGCCCGCTCCGTCAATATCGAAACCAAGGGAGACCAGGAAAGATTTAATCACTTCAGCATTCACTGGTCCTCCTCCCATTTTCGGATGCGGGCTTTGTTGTCGGCGTTAATATCAAGCCAGTCATTCATGCGTGCGATGTCAGCCAGATCTACAGATCCGTCCTTCAGTGCGGTGTAGTGGATATACCCGGCGTGAACCGGGCGCATGAGAAAATCCTCTCCGTCCGGTAACGCATTAAGCGTTATGCCGCTGGCGGGGTGTCCGTCTCTTTCGTAGGGAGTGCGTGCAAAAAATTTCCCATATTGTCGACCACCACGCGACCCACTATCCCGAGCATTGCGAAAAGGTCGATATCGTCAAACATCAACTGGTCTTCCACAAAAATGGCTGTCCAGTTCCCCGCCGTACTTTTACGCATTACCACTTTCAGGCACGGGTGCAGGATGGCATTAACGCTTTCATCGGGCATATCAGCCAGCGCGTCAGCGATTTTCGGTAATACTGTTTCCAGTGTTTTGAAAATATGCTCTTTGTCAGCCTTTTTATCCTTTACCGCATTTTTGAGAATGGCGGCATCTGACACCAGTTTTGCAATCAGCGGTAACAGCTTGCGGGACACTTTTAACTGGTCAAAAACGGTGAGCTTTGCGGCGCGGTACTCCACGCCATTGGTAGTAAATTCCATTCGTTAAAACTCCCCAAGAATCGGATCGATTTTGCCCGCGTCGAACACCCAGGCGTTATTGTTGCCGACTTTGGCGTTAACCATGTCCGGGTGTTTCTGAAATGCGCAACTGCGCGCGGTAATGATGTCACCACTCACCTTGTTACGGATCACGATGACGTTATTCCCCCAGAGTGCAGAGGAAAGCGACTGAGCGTTATAGGCCAGGTTGAGCTTTTTATTTACCGGGGACGTTTTCAGCAGGTTGACCGTAATCGTTCCTGATTTACCCGCATGAAGGCTGTGCATCACTTCACCATCAGCGCCCGTTGTCATGGTGTTTTTAGCTTCAGAAAAGGAGACGGTGATCCCCTCGTCTGAGTTTGCGGAGCCATACCCCAATTCAATAGAGCCAGTCGGCCCCACCAGCGTGGCGGTGACATCCATAAAAGAATAAGTAGTCATGTTCTCTCCTTACCGCACTACAGTGATTGCCACGCCGCCATAATGCACAGCACCGGCCAGTTTTCCAGCCACCTGAATCGGGACGCCTTTACGGGCTTCGCGGTCGGTCTGTAACTGGTCAGCAACGCTTTTCGCATAGAGGTAATAGCCCTTCGTCAGGGTGTCACCATTAGCCAGTTGACCGATTGGGCCGCCCGTCCATTTACCGGGTGCGAACAGGCCGTTGTTAACCGCTTTGTCGAGCACCGCTTCGATATTCGCCATGCGGGTAGTTGTACCAGCATCGGTCTGCGGGATTTTAGTGGTGCTGGTATAAAGAGTGTTGTAATCGGCGGCCTGTACCGCGTTCTGCAACCAGTCGAGGCCGTGGCGTTCGTCAAAGAAATCACCGTTCGACATCACACCCTGCTCAAGAATTGCCGTGTCGTTTTCGTAATACACGTAAACGTTGCAGTTCTTCGCCTCAAGGTTGTTGGCCTGGCTGGTTGTCAGCGTTTCGTACGTGACACCCGGCTCCTGCTTAAATTTGAGGGTAATCGTCGTGTTGCTGGCTGTGAAATCGACGGTGAACGCACGCGCGAACGCCGACAGCGCTGCATAACGTGAGCTGGTCGAATACTGGATAAACGTCCGGCTGTATTTGGCCGCTTTCAGCTTCGACGCCAGATCGGTAGTAGTTGCAGCCACCAGCGTGTCGGCTTCACTGGTCGTGATACCTAAAATGCGGGAAACGCTTGCAGCTTCGATCGCGGCGGCTACGTTGATAATTTCGGCATCAACCGGATAATCTGCCTCTGGAACAGCCAGATGCAGGCCGTACCATGAGTTGTAATCCATCAGGGCATTGACAGCCTGCAACAGCGTTTCATCTGTGCCAATTTCGCCGGTAGCCAGCGTTTTAGCCCAGCGACCAACATAAACCTGAGTCGGCTGCGGAGACTGAGAGAACCAGATCACAGCAGCTTTGTACTCTTCGCTTTCCACCCCGAAATCGTCACCGATATCATCAGCACTGGAATAAAGGCGCATGCGTTCAGAAATGGGAATAACAGTTGAGTCGCCCAGCAGCAACATAGAGCCAAAATTTCGGCCCTGCGCTGCGCGGGCGGAGAGCATCACCGTCACATTCGTGACGCGACTTAATGGCAGACCTTTCTGCACCATGATTAATCTCCGGTATTGATTGTGACGTTGCCGTCGACGATGGATTTGATGTTGTAAGTGCGGGTGGTTTTGCGGGTCAGCGTGATGGTGATGTCGTACCGCCTCACCCACTGGTTATTAATCAGTTCGGGCAGGTTATAAATTGTCCCGACGTCTCCGATGGATAAGCCAACACGGTTAAGCTCCGTATTGTTCTGCTCGACAAAGAGACCAGCACGGAATGCTGTTGCCATAGCCGCCCCTTGCGGCCCGTAGAAGCAACAAATTACCGTTACGCTCTCCCACGCCCACTGTTCAGAGGTATCCTCGCCAACCTGAACATTCGCCGGAAATCCAGGTAACGGGACGGTGGTAATGCCAAACGCACACCAGGTAATTCCATTATTTGGGATATCAGCCTGCGGGTCAGTCCAGCGGGGGAAAACCCGTTTAGCTTGCAGACCAGAAACACCCCGAATCCACCGACTAATTTCTCGCTCCAGCGCCTCGTCATACTGTGGGCTATCCCCTACAGGCGTCAGATACCCGCGCACGGTACTCTCGTTACTCAACTGGCATCCCTCCGTTAAAGTCCACCAGCTCACAATGCGCCTGGACGAACCCGGCACCGTAGCGGGTATACGGGTCGACAAACGTTACGCGATAGTCGCGACCGCTGTACGTCACGATATCAGCATCAAGGCGCGCCGCCGCATCCGTTCCGGCCTGCCCCTGCGTCAGGCGAAATTGCGTTACGATGAGGATCGCCCCGTTGATGTTCTGCCCGGCGGCCATGCGCTTCGCTTCCAGCGAACGGTCAACCGTCACCACACCTGAGAAGGGGAAATCCTGCGGCGTGTTCGTCGGGAAATTATCCTCATCCAGCGTCTGAATCTGCCGGTGGCAGACAAGCGATGTGTCGAGGAAATCCGGATCCATGATGACGTCGGACATATCAAGAAATGGCATTATTTCTTCCTCACGACGTAGGTGATCGACCGCAGCAGATAGCCGTGGGCATAGAGCGGCTTTTCACCGGGTAAACCCTGTTCCCGTCGCGCCTGGAGCGTTTTTTCTGACAGCGGCTGTAAACGGTCACCATCGCTGATAACTTTCTTCGCGCCGTCAGAGGCAATGATCCCTGCTCTTTCCAGCTCTGTCCGGGCGCCATCGGCGTTACCTTCCAGAACCAGCCCGGCGGCAGCCTTCAGATGAGCAGTTGTGCGGCTGCGGGTATCTTCAATGCCGATGTCGAGAAACGGCCGGGGCGGTAGCGTTACCGTTACGCCATCAATCTGAATGGTTGCGCCCGTCGATTGCAGATACCCGATTTCGGCATTATTCAGTTTCCCGTCCTCACGCGGGGCGTTGCCTTCCGGGATACCCACCAGCACATCCATCCCGGAAAGCTCCTTCAGCGCGGCAAGCACTGACTCTGCGTTATCCTCTGTGACCTTCATGCCACTTTTCATCACGGCGTACCCAGTTGAATTGCGCCTGCTCCGAAAATCATCAGGTATTCCCAGAACTCAGAGCCATAGCGCGTGTTATTCCAGAAACCCGCATCAGGATTCAGCGTGCTGCTGGCGTCATAACTGGCGCTGACTTTATCCACTGACTTGGCTGTCAGAATCCCGGTATTCGCTCCGCCAGCGCCACCAGCAGCAGCCGAACGGTTATCTGCCGCAGACAACGCAAGGTAATGCGCCACAAACAGACAGGCGACATACGGGAATACATCCGGGCCAAAGCGACTTTCGCTCATCAGCACGTCGACCAGATTCAGGCGCATCTGGATAGCAGGATCGGGATAAGTGGTTTCGTCAGCGAACTGCGGGAAGGTTTGCCGGAAAAAATCAGGCGTCGGAAGACTACTGTTTTTTGCCATTTCCATCAGCCTTAGAAGAAAGTTCGGTTACTTTCTCTGTCAGCGTCTTCACTTCCGCTCCCAGCTCAGCGATGCGGGTGTCTTTTCCCGCAGCCGCATCAACCTGTTTTTGCAGTTCAGCAAGAGAGGCATCTTTTTGCGAAATTAACGCTTCCAGATCAGCGATGCGGGTGTCTTCTGCCGCTGCCGGTGCTTCGCCATCAGGTGAAATGTGTGCCTGAACAAACCAGTGTTCGGCCACATCATCAGCCACTTCATGGAAGCCAACAGGAAAATGTTTCTGCTCTTTGCCGTTGTTGAAATTGAACGGTGCCAGTACGTAAATCTTTTTCATTTCCAGTCCTCATGAACGGCCCTTGCGGGCCGCTGTGGGTTAAATGCCGTCAACGTAGGCCAGCGTTTCCGGGTAAACCGGTTCAACTGCGCCCAGCTTGCCGTAGTAGGTAACGAGCTGATACAGACCGCGATACTGGATCGGGACGCTCATCAGCGGAACCATCGGGAAGCGGACGTATTTCTTGTCGTTGGTGTAGAACATCATGCGGTCAGAGTTCGACGCGCCACGGCCTTTCGCCCATTTCACCGGACGAATGTTCAGTGGACGCCCGTTCTGGTGATACGCGATGGTGTTGGTTTCCAGATAAGTCAGCAGTGACTGGTTACCGGCGCTGGAAACAATGGTGCTTGCCAGCAGAGAATATTGCTCCGGCGGCAATAGCATATCGGTAGGAACCATTGAGTAAGATGAGTTCGCCCAGGCCGAGCTTAACCCGGCATTGATTGCATTACGGATTTCGTCAGCAGAGGACGCTGAGAAGGTTTTTGCGGCATTGGTCGGCGCCACCTGCGACAGGTTCAGCAGGCCTTTAACGCCAAGACCAGTATCGCCCGTGTACACCTGCTCGTCGGTGTCCATGTTCCACTTGAGCTGCATGCCGTCATATTTCTGGGTGTCGATCGGGCGACCTACCTGTGCAGCAGCCTGCAATTCAGGAACAGTCCAGCCCAGCTCCATGCCCCACAAAGTCAGTGGGAAACCTGTTTTTGCGATGTCAACGTTAACGCCAGCCATCGCGGTAGGGAGTTTGCTCAGCCAGTTTTTGCCGTTGGCATTCGGCGTACCGGCAGCAGCAAAGGTTGTGTTAGTGAATGAGCTGATTTCGTCAGCAATAGACACGTCTTCACGCAACTGGATATCGCGCGACCAGGTGTAACTCACCAGCGGCAGATTCAGTGTCTGATCAAGACGCTCCAGCTCATGGATAAGAAAGGCACCAGTGCTGTCGACTGTCGCCTGGTCAAATGTCTGCATTTGCGATTTCCTTAAATATTAAAGGCCAGCTCAATGTTGCCGCTGGTATCGCCAGGGCCATTGAAGTAAGCGTTGGTGATTTGCACGGTGTTCGAGCCGTCAGCGGCTGCGAGGAATGCGCCGAGTGGGCTGGAAGCGGACGGCGTAGCCACGCGCATGTAAACCGGGCCGCGCAATGCGACGCCGGACGCGTCAGCGCCAAGGTTTACCGTGACGTAGCCACGCACCAGGCAATCCCCGGTAAAGTTTTTACCGCTGCCGACCTGCTGGACTTTGTCCGGCTGGCTGGCGGTCGGATACGGACGAACGTAAATACCCGCCAGCACCGCCGCTGTATCGCTCGCGGCGATTGGCACGAATTTCCCGGAAGAAATCTTGCCGCCCAGGCCATAAGCAGAAAACAGGTTGGTGGAATCCAGCAGTTGAGGTTCAACCGTCAGATCCTGCGGACGAGAGATCGCCCCGGCGATGCCTGCCGGCATCCGGTAAAGAAAAGTATTCGACATGGGTTAGCCTCGTTTAGACCAGAATTCCTGCGCGGCCTGATTCATGCCGGCGATGGTTTTTACGGTGGTGGCAGTCTGCGTTTGCAGGCTGTCTACGGTTTTGGTGTTTCGGGTTTTTGCCAACTCAGAAACAGCGTTAAAGGCCATATCGACCGTGGCTTTTTTCAGCGTGCTGATATCAGCGTCACCCACGATAGAGCGCACCATCGTTTGATCCGCAGAGGCGAGAACCTGACGCTTGAACGCCGTCAGTTTTGCTTTCGCTGGCAACTGGATGCCGGGCTGAATAAGATCGGCACGATAAGCGGCATCGCCAGTAACCTGCCCCTCTTTTTCATCCTTTTCATCGTCTTTTGCGTCTTCATCCCCTGTGGCTGGCGTCATGGTGCATGTCATTTTATTGACTGCCTCAATCAGTGCCTTACCCCAGGCCGGGATTTCCTCCTGCTCGTCACCCGTACCGGACAGCGCAGGAGCGGGCATAGGACTCTGAGGTGAAAGGTTGATGACCACGCCGCCCGGCGTCATGGAGGATGAAACATCGTCATCCCCGGTCACGGTATCGGGCGGGTTATCGATAAGGCTTGCCATTTCAGCGGCGTCCCCGGTTTTACGGGCTTTCAGGAGCCGGGTAAACCAGTTTTTAGTAGTGCTTGGCATAGAATCTCCTACTGCACAACGGAAACCGGCCCGCCCGTTAGGGACAAGGGCCAGATGGTTAGCGGTAATCGCAGATTGATTTGCGAGACCAGGTGAAATTTGTTCGTAGTCGGCGTCATACCCGCAACTGACTTCATCATCACCATCCTCGATGGCCTGGAGGGCTTCCGGGGTTTTGATGATGACGTCAGCCAGCAGCAGATCGGATTTATCGCCAGTACCGCTCCGGACATTCTGGATATGCCCGTGCGCGAGCTGACGCCAGTTATCTGGTGTGACAAAGATGATCTGGCCGCCAAAATCGCGGGGATGGCCGATGGTTACCGCCATACCTTCGAATGACGCCATTGCGCGCTCGCTGAATACCTCCTCCGGTGTTCGGCGAACAATGACCTTGCCTTTTTCATTAGGGATGAGTTCCGGGCGCTCGGTGGCGTCGTACTCCTGCTCGCCAGTTCTTGCGATCGGTACGTCTTTAAACAGGACAGAACCATCAGCAAGTTGATAGCGTGTATTTCCCAGGCGGGTTTTGAAGAAATATTTCATGGATTACCTGCTGAATTGCGGGCATTAAAAAGGCCGCTCGGTGGCAGCCTTGTGAAATGGGAAAAGTGTTTAAAATGACGCTCTATTTAACATAAGGGTTCTTAACCGCACCGACGAAAATGGACTCGATCAAAATCCCCCCTCAAAGCCGCAAAAATAGCAATTATCCGGGCTGAAAATTGAGATTTCAGAATATAACATTTTCATAACATTTCGCGGGTATTGCAGTTCGCATGAAATGAATGCTGAAAGCCTCATTTTTCACTTTCTCGGTTCCGGGATATGTACCTCAGGCCAGCATTTGCAATTCGGCAAACATCCGGCGTGGCCGGTCATACTGTCCAGTGTCGGAGGGTTATCCCAACGAACAAACTTATCTTTCATCTTCCGGTGCGACGGGCGCGTACCTGCCCCCTCAATTCGCCACCAGTAACCCTCAGAACCAACCGCGAGCGCACGGGCCTGTGTAAGTGCTCCGGTCGCTCGTCCAATCTCAGTGCGGGCAATTAACTGCGCTCTACTGGCAGCAACTTTACCAGAGGCCATAATCTCTTCGTAAAGCTGATCCGGACGCTCGCCATTAATAACCGCCTGCATTGCGCGCTGCTGAATCTCCATCACGCGATCGGAAGCTTCGAGCGGCAGGGACTTCATAAGCTGAATCTGGCGATAAACGATATCCTGCGCCACCTGCCCGACCGGAGTGTTTCCCACCACATCACGCAGGCCAACGCTAATCTCTTCAGATACCGATTTCCACTGGTTCCACTCTTCCTTCTCGACCTGTGCGAACATCTTATTGGCGACCATTTCAGCCCAGGACGATATTAGCTCTGAGTAATCCACCAGCGTGCTTGCCGTCTTATCAGCGCTTGCCTGTGAACCATCGTAGGAACCCGCCACTATTTCGCCGATCTGGTTGGCTATCGCCAGTAGGCTCTTTCTGTACTGTCGCTCCGATTTGCGGCGGAGGTTCGGTTTCAGATTCAGCCTCCTCCCACTGAGACTTGGCATTGTTTATGTCCTCGTCTGAAATACTGGATCCAATGCCTGTCACGTCTGCCATTTCGCGCAGGTCTGTCAGTGCGGCATGCTGAGGCATACCCAGATCGCGAACCGCCGTTGCCAGCGCGGTAGCTGTGTTCGTCGCGACCGTTGAGCGATCAACGTCCGACATCTGCCAGAGCGGGTTAAATTCAAAGGTGAAATCGTCCGGCAGCGGTTGGCCGAATTCCGAGCGATGCAGGACATCGAACAGCAGGCGAATATGCGGGCGAAGATCGCGTTCCTGCTGCGTACCCACGTCGCCGTAGTAGTTAGCCAGGTCAGCGTCGCCAGTTGAAAAACCTTTCGGCGACTGCCGGAACATGCGCACCAGCGGAATTCCAACGGCCCCGGCGATGTCCTCCTTGAACTCGCTCAGAAGGTCAGACAGCCCGGCAAAAGAATATGTGTGCGTCTCGAAGGAGTCCTCCGCGTCGAACAACGACATGCCTTCGTTGGTTTGATACTGGCGCACCAGTTCCATCTGCTTGATAAGGGCTTCGTATGCAACCCCACCCAGACCAATTATTTTCCTCAAATCCTTTATTTTTGCTGTCCGCAAATGCGCTTTATAGGCCAGTTGTGCCGCGCCGACGTTGGTGCTGTCGTAAGACGTCAGGCGGTCGAAAATGCGCTCAACGACTGACATACCCCATTCGTTTTCGGTGATTTTTTGCTGGTACGGCAGTTTCACACCATCCATGCGAATCAGGCGGGAGTGGTGCAGCGTCCAGGCGGGTAAACCCTGCGCCGTCGTCACGATGTCGTAGAATTCAGGTTTGCCGAGGTTTGGCCCAAGCGTTTTAATGCGGCGTGTTAACTGCGGGTTGAGCATCCATCGGTCGAGCACGGTCAGCCCTTTGAAGCTTCCTTTGCCGACTTTATCCAGGATCAACGGGGTTAACGGCGCCTGGCCTTCGATAAGTATCAGCGCGCCAGCGCCACCATAAAGCCGCGACCATTTCAGCGTCTCGTTGAGCGCGTCCCACAGTTGAAGCTCTTCAAACTTCGATTCCAGAATGCCGCGGCGCTTCGGGTCAATCTCGCTGGTAATACGCACGCCTTTTTTGGTCATGTCGTCAGCGATAGCATCCACAGCCACGCCGATGATCCACGACGAACGGTACGCCCATTCAATGAGCAGGCGGTTACGGCTGGTATAATTAGCCCGGTATGTGGATGCAGCGTGCTGGTTAGGCTGCTGCATCCCGACGCGGGCGACAAAGTTATCGTAAGAGTCCGCCGTGGCGACTTTCTGTTTGCGTCCCATTACTGACTCCCGAGAATTCGCCAGATATCCATAGAGGTATCGGTAGGTGCAAACGCCATGATGAAAGCGTCTGCAATGTTTGGTGAAGGCACGTCGCGTTTGGCGAGATCTTTTTTGCTCTCAACCATGACGCGCCCGTTTTTATCGAAATCGCGGTGAGGAGTGGAAAGCTCGTATTTCAGTTTTTCCAGTAGCGGGCATTCGCTGTCGATACTAATCAGATCATCGACGTCGAATTTTTCGCCATTCTTCACTGCGTTGTAGGTATTGCGGAAACGGTCAGCCACCAGCCACCAGGCTTGCGCTTTCAGGTTCGCGAAGAAGTCTTTATTCAGGATGTCGAGCTGGTATACCTCATCCGGTTCGTGTACGCCTTCGCCAGCATTGAACTTGCTGTACTGGAGCGCCACCGCGCGATAAGGATCCGCCGCTTTTCGTTCAGCGTTGATTTCTTCAAATTTCGAACCGCTACCAGCACCCACCCCGATAGAGTCATAGACAATTTCTGCGCCACGTTCGAGGGCGGCGTTATAGGTGCGCTTACAACTTTTCATCAGCTCATCTTCTTTCGCCTTCCACTCATCAGCCCAATAAACGACAGAGCCGTAGCGATAGACGTTGGCGCATTTATCCGCGCCGCTGTCGGCGACGTCGAAACCCAGACGTTTTCGGCCGTTGGGTTCGAATCCCAGCTTTTTATGTGCATCGATAGCAGCCTCAACCCACGACAGCTTAATCACAGCGTTATCATCGTCAGTGCGTGGAACGCCGAGATAAACATGCTCGAACGTTTCCGGGTCTCGCGCCTTTGCCGCTTCTATAACGTCTTTCATGGTGCTGCTAAGGAACTGGTTTTCGTCGTAATTGATTCTCCGCACCAGCGTGTTGGGAGGAGGATCAATAACGAAGTTTCGCCATACATAATCCGTTACCAGTCGCGGGTTAAAGATGAACCAGCACTCCGATCCCTCTTTACGAATGGTTGGCTCAAGGATCTCCCATTGCGCCTCTGTAATGGCGTGTGCCTCTTCGTTCCAGAGCACGTCCACGCTTTCCAGTGACTTTATCTCTTCAATATGTCGCCACAGACCGTAAAAAATGAACTCGGCACCGGTGTGACGGTTGATGATTTTGTTGTCGAGAATGCGGAAACGGTGGCGCAGGCCAAAGCGGTTAATCTGTATTTTCAGCAGAGCGTAAACCGATTCTTCGATTTTGTTTTGTATCTGGCGCGTACAGAGAAAACGCAGCGGATAATGGTCAGCCAGGAAAATAGCGAACCCGGCAGCATCCCACGATTTTGACGATGACCGGCCACCGTAAAGCACCTTATTCCTGGCTCTCGTCGTCCAGAACGGGCGCAGCGCCGGATTAAGTGTCGGTTTCGATATCTGCATAGAAATCATTCAGACCGCGAGGAGCATTGTTATTCGGATCACCGGCTTCGCGTTTGAGTCGGTCAGCATCAAGGCTAACTTTCTCTGTGGCGGCCAGGCGATAATCGGTATCGGCGTAGATCTTGCCGACCGTAGCCAGAGTTCCGGTAATAGATTCGATTCGCACGGTGTTGCGCATCATTGCTTTCTCTGCGGCGCTGATATTTTCCAGCAAGGATTTCTTTTGCTGTGGTTCTTCAGCGTCTTCAAGCAGCGTTACCCATCGTCCAATATTTTCAGCAGCGACAAGGTTACTGGCGCGCAAGCGGAATAATTCATCCTCCAGGCTCAGCGCCTTTGCATCCTCGATAACTTCATCGCTCAATAGCAGGCGGCGGGCATAGCCACCGTGCTTTAGCGCAACCTGATTACCGGGAGGGAATGGGTTAACAGGGGGAGCAGTACGAGATCCGCGAATCGGTTTCGTTTCTGGATACTTTTCGCTGTTGCCTGTTTCGCACTTTTCACGAAAAGTCTCCGCAGGCCGAGCGGAGGGAGTCTTAACCTTTTGCGAATTCGCATTTTTTTTCGCACTGCCTTTCTGCGAATTCGCACCGTAATTCGTAACTTTGATATAGCGTTTAGCAGTGGCGTAATTCAGTCCCTGAGCCTGGCACCAGTCTTTAGGGGAAATACCTGTTTTGGCATGCTCGGCGAGGAACTGGTCTTGCAGTGCTCCCCAGTCCGGTTTTGCCATAATACTTACCTCACGTTGACATTATCGAAGCCCCTCAGTGAAGGGCTCCTGTAATGCCGCGATCAGCCAATAAGCAACTCGGGCTGCGTTACCTGCATGATGTGCTCATGCTCGAGCTCCAGAACGCGCTTCTCTTTCTTCCGCTCATTCATCAATCGGCTTCCGATCGTGCCTTTCAGCTTTGAGCGCGTTTCTTTGATGGCGTAGCGGTGCTGCATTTCTTCTCCCATCGCCATGCGTCGGCTAAGTTGTTCGGCCATCCAGTTAAAGGCAGCGATGTATTGCTCCTTAATCGCGGTCGCAGTCTTACCGGTGAAACCCATTACAAGCATCATCCAGCCATCTTTCGTGATGTTGTACATCAGGCGCATCTCGCCTTTTTTATCGAGGTATTCAACGGGCTCAAAATTGAGCCGGTTAAAGTCAGGCGAGCAATCAGACTCCAGCCGCTTGATAGTGCGAAGAACGTTTTTATGCGCCTTGCCGAAATAGCGGGCGATTTTCATGGACGTTGTGATGACCTTGCCGTTAGATGGCAAAACCATTTCGCGGAAGTCAAAGGCCGGAATAACTGACGGATTATTCATAGCGTGTACCTTTCTTTGAGATGAACCTTTGCCGCATAGGAAATCAGCCCGTCGAGGCTCGCCAGCACTAACTGACTTCCTCAAAGGCTCATTTCAAAGGGTTTGGTTCGACGTGGTTTTAATGCGCTGCGGTGCGCGGTGAAATGCGGATACAAAAAGCCCCGGCAGTTGCCGAGGCTCAGAATTTTGTTTTTGACACTTAATGATTTCTATTCAGCTAGACTGCTCACAGCATGAATGACTTTTACTACTTTCATTTCTCGATTTCAATTTATTTTTCTCGCCTCTTCAATTTTCCGAATTGCCGCCTTATCTAAATTGCACTGCCCCAGCGCCGTATAGAGCTGAGTATTTAACTCCAGACTTGCCTGCCACGTGAACGGAACCACCATTCCTGGGATCTGCGTGTCTGCTGTCAGGTCAGCGCTTATTGGCGCTACCGGAGCGGTAACGTAAACTGTCCGCGTATTCCCGCAGGCTGTCAGCAGCGGCAGCAGGAACAGGCTGGTTAGCACACGGATCACCATGCAGCGCTTGCCGAATATAGACAATCCGAGTCTCGCCTTTTTCAGCCAGTTCTCTTTTCGCATTTTGAGTCGCCTGTGAAATGTCGTTAATCAGCTTCATCGCGGTCATAACGTTGTTCGTTACGGCTTCGGATGTTTCAGCCCGCTGCGTCGCTTTATCTCTCTGCGCTTTGTAGGCGATCGTGGTGTCACGATAGTGATTAGCGAAAAAGGCGAGCACGGCCACCAGCGCTATTACCGACAACTGAAGCCAGTAGCGCTTTAACAGCGCCGTAATCACGACAGGAACAGAGCAAGCTCCGCCTCACGGCGACGGGAAAGACCAGCCAGCACCTGCCCGTCTGCTTTGTTCCAGCGCAGAAATTCATTCGCTGCACCGTCATAATCACCGGCATTCAGCTTTTTCAGGAGAGTGGACGTGGAAAGCGCACGAGAGCCGACGTTGTATGCAAACGAGACCAGCGCATCAAACTGCCCTTGCGTTAGTTTCACTCTGACAACTTTCAGCACATCATTCTCATAACCCACCAGCCCGGTCTTTAGCAGACGATCAGCTGTAACCTGGTCGATAGTCATTCCGCGTTTAACTGGCTTACCATCAACAGGATGCGTCCAGCCATAGCCCAAAGTCCAAACCCCGACAGAATCCTGATAAGCCGTTAATCGACATCCTTCGAACTGCTTAATCAGGCGGATACCTTTTTCACTGGTGATCATCATTCACTCCCGCTCGTCGTTTAAGTGCACTGATAGCGATTTCACGCAGTTTGTCCACGCCAACGAATCCAATCACACCACCGACGAACGGTGATATCGATACCGGAAGGCCAACCACATCGAGCGCACTCGTGATACATAAAGACAAGGCGCCGCAAAGGATGCCCTCGAGCCATTTATTTTTTCGTGTTGCACCGTCGTATATCAGGCGACCGTAGGCGATGACAGCAGCCATGCCTGCCCCGAAAATCTGAGGCCATCCGTTTTTAAGTCCTGTCACAACAGTGACCCAGAACTCGGGGGTTTTATCATTCATTTTCATGAGCCTCACCTCCGATAGTTCGGATGGCGCTGTTTATTTAAAAAGGTCAGGCTCTCGGGCTGTATTTAACAACAAAGCCATTTGAAGTTGATTCCCGGAGCCTGAAATAAAAAAGCCAGCGATTAAGCTGGCAATATGAGGGTAAAGCAATGTCGGCATCGTGGCCGAAGGTACCCTGGCTGGGTTTGGTTGCGGTGGCGAGCGCCAGTCTCTCGCTTAACGTCAATCGATGCTTTAGCACCGCTACGCCATTGGCCGGGATTAACCGATTTACTCTTTTACCGCTAATAAAAAAGCCCAAGGCGTTAACCTCGGGCTTGAATTCTGTCGGTGTTTTTTATGTCACCTCGCTCTTTCGCCTTCGACGTCCGAGCATATCTGAATTATGCAGCTTCAAAACTTGTTTTCAAGTCTTTTTTGCAAGTTTCTTCATTTTCGATGCTGAGTTCTGCAATAAGCGTGAAGAAGACGGAAGAATTGAACAAATCGACACACCATCTTATGCGGTCGATGCACTGTTTTTCCGTCAGGAATGGCGCATAGTGGTATTGCATCCACCTGGCCATATCAACCAGTGGTTGCCTGCTGGAGTAATAACGCTTTCCAACCTTATAAATCAGGTTTTCTTCCGGGAAGGACTTCAGTATTACCGCCTCCATAAAGTCGGCTTCATCGCGATCAATGGCGTTAGAAATGATTTCATTAAGCGACTTTTTAGGCCACAAAATAGCCCTCGCCATAACAATCAGGTTCTCACCTGAATAACCTATTTTTTTGAGCCTGGTTAATACGTCAGCAATCTTTTCCTGCTGCTCCCCGCTCCACCCGGTGATGATCATTGACCACATACCACCACCGCCGGAAAGGTGTTCTGTCCCACTGCCGCCGTAAACAGAACCCCACAGGCTCAGCAATGAGCGAATCCATCGTTCTTGCGACGGTTTCAGACGTCGATATTTGCCAAGGTATGAGCGACGAGGAACCTTAGCTAATTCTGACCATTCGGTATTTTGGTCTGCGCGTTTCATGCTGCTGCTCCTGTGGTCTGTTTCTGCTGTGTGGTTTTTGCTGGTTTGCTGTGGTGCCATATAACTGGCAGTTTCGCCCGCGCTACGCTTTCGGCCTGGTATCGGGTGATCTGCTCTCTGGTCACGTCGCGCACTCCCCAATGACGATCTGCCCCTTCTCTCCCCATAGTTTTGTTACCCGGCCATCCCAAATCCGGCTGTCATCGTCGAATACAGCGTCAAGAAGAGCCTTTTCGAGGTTGTCTTTATCCGGCTTTTGCTGATGCGGCTTGCCGTTCATTTCAGACCGGCGTTTTTTGCTCCAGCTTTGCGGCATGGGAAGGATGAAAATCACGTGATAGCCAGACTCAGGCAGCGTCACCTTATTTAGTCTCACTTCATCGCAGAATGCGCGGTAACGAAGAACTGGAGGACGTTTCTGCCATTTATCCCGTTGCGTCATGCGTGGCTTTCCGAGGGGTGTGATGTTGTATGTTTTCACGCTTTCACCTTTCCCTCTTTCAGCCAGATAACCTGCGTACGCGCCATTCCTTCGAGTGCGCATTCTTTTGCATATTCCGCGTCCACAAAGTGGGTGCGACGGTCGATTTCGTCATGACAGGATGAGCAGGCAATCGTGGCAATCAGATCTGGCGGCTTGATTCCTGTCCCGCAGAGGCCCGCAAGCCGGATATGTGCAAGAACGGATGTTTCCGGATTGCCGTTGCAGACACCCGGAATACGAACCTGGCATTCACGTCCGCGTGCTGCTTTTCGTAAATCAGCCATGTGACCTCCTTGCTGCCAGGCAAAGCCATTTCCGATCCACCAGCTTAGCGGTATAGCCTTTCAGCGTCGGGATGTCGGATGGCTTTATCTCAGGCTTGTGCTTACGGCGCGCTGGCATGCGGAAAATGCCGCGTTCCATGACTTTGGCGAGAGGATTTTTCATCAGGCCATCCTCCCGAAATAATCCAGCGAATAGCGAACATCACGAAGTTGTACGCCATTACCAACGGCATACGCCTGGCTGTATTCGATCAGGCTACTCATGCGCTTGATACCCATCTTTGCCGTGCTTTCTCGGATGGCGCAAAATTCACCTTCAAGACCGGGTACCACCTCACCTGGCTTGCCAGTGGCGACCGCATGACCGGAAACAAACAGCGCCTTCCATTCCGAGAGGTTTCGGCGCTTACCAGCCCATTGCAGTTGCTTTGACACATCGCCGCACAGCGCGTGGAAAAGTGAGTTTTGCGACAATGTACGGTCAGGGTCAGAGAATGTAACGATGAGAGGAAACTCAGCGTTTAGCGGCTGCTGGTTGATGTAGTCGATAAGGTTTTGACGTATGCGCTTATCGCGCAAGAGGAATTTTACAGACACGCTTCACCTCCGCAGAGGCAAAACGCAGAATGCAAAAAATCGCAGGTGCATTGCGGCATCTGTGACAGGGTGATTTGTTCGATGTGTTTATGCATAACGTCCCCGTTATGCAAAAAGGTACCGCCGGGGCTCAATCCGACAGCACCTCAATTATGGCTTACCGAAAGTGTGTTTTCAAATGTTGCTTGACGTTTAGTTAAACCATCCTTCCTGGATTGCAGCACCAATCACCAGCAGGATGAGCATCAGAGCGTCGAATGGGTTAGGCATCGCGCGCCACCTTCGGACGGTAAATCTGAATTACCAGTCCGCTTTTAGTTCTTGCTGTCAGCGTATGTCCAGGCTCAAGGCTGGCAATGTTGAACGCCTCATAGAAAGAATCAATCGCCAGCGCTTTATCATCCTTGCGATTCCACCACCTCCATCCACGACGAATCATGATGGTGAGGAACCAGCGACATACCTTGCTCACCATATAAAACCAAATGAGCACTACGGTCGAGAAAAATAACCAGTCTGTGATGCTGAAGTCTTTGAACGCTTCCACCTCACACCTCCTGCTCAGGCGCTGCCGTACGCTGTTTTACATCCAGCATGAAGCGAGCGAGCAATTTCGCCTCCTGCCCCTGTAATTTAGCGCCATAGATAATTTCGTGCAGACGGGCTACAGCAAAGCAATCAGCATCGCTCATATCGATGTCCGGCAACGTGTAACGCTGGCTTACAGGTTCGGCTTGCATGGCGGCGCGGCAGGCGTTCCACGCTAATTTTGTTGCGCGTAAAACATCATCGAAGAGATATTTATCTTTGATGAAATCAAGGGCCATTGCGTCAGTCATTTCAGGCACTGCCCCCGGCGCTGGCGGTGCGTGGCGTGGCGTTTCAAATTGCGGCCTGATTTCAAAGCCTTCGCCTTTTACGTAGTCAGGCAGTTTGTCCGTATATCTCCATGGGCTGCATGCAAGAGCGGTGTTTGTCCGGTACAAATAACCAGATGGCTCGCTGTCCATTCCCGCCAGAAGTGTCAGACAATCGGCAAGCACCATATCGACGTCAGTATCAAGCGGTGGTACGTGCATTGCCGCGCGGCCTTCCGTAAAGTCTTTCAGCGCCTTTTCAATGCGGGATTTGAGTTGCTCCCGGCTCAGTTGTGCTGTCATACGGCCTCCTGATCATTGAGGTTGATCGCGAATCCTTCTTTGGTCGCTACCCAGCCGACCATGACAACAAATTTAACCAGCCCGATAGTAGCCAGCGCTTTGGCGGTTTTATCGTTGACGTTGCGTGATGGCGTCTTTCCGGACTGCAAAGCCTGCATAAAATTTTTCTGCGCGGTAGTTAATTTCATCTTCACTCCCCCACTTCCAGATTGATGCCAGCGGCTAAGTCGGCGCGAACATAAAGCGTGTCGTCGACGTTCTGCCTGTCACAACACCACGTTAATTCACTGAATTCGCCATCAACGGGCCATACACCATCAGTTTGCAACCAGATATACTCTGGGGCGTCGTAAAGAGGCGTATTCTCCGGCAACTTAACGCTCACCGTCCGCGCTTCTCGCTCTTCGCGAAATCTGCCAATCGTCAGCATCAAATCCTGATTCTCTGCATCGCGTTCGTTGGTGTACTTCTCCAGCATTTCGATACGCTTCGCCTGCCAGTCAACAAAATCAACCAGCGAGCCTTCAAGTTCGTAGTCAGTGCGCAACATGTCGTAGATATCTGCTTTCTGTTCAAGCTCAGCAATCCGCTTCTTGTAGTCGTCACGCTCTGCCAGCAGGGCGAGGATGTTGGCTGGTGATGCGATGTCCGAATATTCATTTGCAATATCTACTTGCCCATCGACACCAAAGGCAACGGCGTCGAATATTTCATCGCAGGTGATTGATGCCAGTTTTTCTAATGCCGGAACCGCTTTCTCCGCCGCCGCTTTCAGCTTCAGCGACAGATCGTCGTTGTTAGTCATGCTGCACCGCCATTTTTATAGAACCGTTCGCGGAAGGTTTTTCCTGGCTTGTCTGCATTGATACCTGCGTCGTCAGCCGCAATTTCAATGAGAACCTGTTTCACGAAATCGATAGCCTCTCCGCGTGAGTTGGCTTCAATTTCCAGCTTGTCAACCAGTTGCTCAGCTAGATAGTTCGATTTATCAAAAACCCGCAACAGATAATCAGCAAAACTGATATAACGCGGATTCAGAATTCCAAATTTCACGGTTAATCTGCTCATTGGCCTTCTCCTGCGTTGCCTTTCACCCGATATTCGATAACGTGATCCGGGTAGGTTCCTTTCACGCGTGACTCTATAACGCCAGCTTTTACCAGCCGTTCTACGCGATAAGCAGGCCTGTTAAGGCGGATAGGAATATCCCAGAAGGTAAACCAGTCGGATGGCATCATCGCCAGCGCTTCACTGTCGGAAGCCGTTAATGGTTTGGCACTCACGATTGCACCTCCGGTGCGTTGCCTTTCACCGCCCGCAGCGCTTCTTTGTAGCTTGCCTTTGCGGCTTTCATTGTCGGTTTCCATTCGCCCCGAATGTCGCAGTACGAATCCCAATAAGCGCGCGAGCGGCGAACCATTCGGTATTCGTATTTGTACCGGCCCACTTCACGCTCTTCATAAACCGGAAGCTCAATCCCCAACCACTCGGCGAACGATTCACACACCTCTGAGTGCAAATATTCATCGTACCGAGTGCGTTTTTTCGGTTCTGGTAGAGCGGAAATCGCTACCGTCTTACCCGCTTCCGTCACCTGATAAACCACATCACCGCAAGACCATTCAGGTGCTTTACCGGCTTTTGCCAGACCATTTGCAACCAGTGCTTGCCATGCCAGATCATCAGGAGAGTCTTTACTGGCGAGAAAGTAATTGCGATATGATTCACTGTGTCGTTCACTGATGCCAAGGGCATGTTGCATAAGCTCGATTCCGGTACTCACGATTGCACCCCCTTCACCTGCTCAGACTGGCTGCGGAGATTGTCGATACCGCTGATAATCAGCGCCCAGCTACAAACGTTAAACACCGCCACAAGCATAAGTAGCTGCCGACGGCTGTAGTTTTCCCAGCTCATAAAACCCCCTGCCGGTGACTACCGAAAATTTTGTGTACCTGATAGCCCTGCCAGTTATGGCGGCATTCGTCGAAAATGGTGTTGACGCCGGAACGGTCGATCGGCTTGTCTTCATCCTCTTCAGGAGCCGGAACATAGAAATTGCTTCGCCAGACGCGTTTATCGAGCATGATTTCACCTGCTGCACGCATCTTGTGCGCCGCTCCCTGAATGGCCGTTTTCTTTACACCGGTGGACTCAGCAACCAGTTCACAAGTGAAATAGCCGTACTCTTTCAGGTACCATTCAATAGCTTCTTTGCCTGTCATCAGAATCCACCTTTCTTAGTTGCTGGCTTCTCTTCCCGGCTGCGCGCGGTCATGCGGGCCGCATCCTGATCGCAGTCATAAATCGCGCCATTGATTTGGTTGCAGTAAACAGTTCCGGTTTTGCCATGACGGTTCAGGCGAAGAAGTAACTCCGTCTCTCCCGCCGGTACCGACTCGTCGAATGCGCCTTCACGGTGAACGCCTACCCAGTAATCACAATCCTGTTCAATCTGGCCGGTGTCGCGGGAATCGCTCGGTAGAGGCCGCTTGTTGCCACGGTCTTCCAGTTTCCTGTTGAGCTGGGTAAGCAGCACCACGACGCATCCAAGCTCTTTGGCAAGATTCTTTAGCCCTTTAGTGATCATCCCGTAGGCCAGGTCATTACGGTCTGCCTTCTCGGCGGTCATCAGGGTCAGATAGTCAACGAGAACCATGCCAACCACTCCGCGCTCGCGTTTGATACGACGACACTCGGTGATGATCTGCGCCAGAGAAAGGCCCGGGGTGTCATCGATGTAGAGCATGTCGATTTCACGCAGTCTTTCTGCCGTCTCGGTAGCGCGTCTGAAATCGCCGTCATAGTCCCCCTGATAGGTATCGTCGGCATCATCGGTCGCTGGCATGTAGAAAATGCTGGGGTTGATGCCAGATTTCTGACCAACCAGTTTTTCGACGATCTGATCACCAGGCATTTCCAGGCTGAACAGCAGCGCAGGCTTCTTCTCGCGGATAGCGCAGTTGAGAGCCATCTGGACATAAAGCGTGGTTTTCCCCATCTTTGGCCTGGCACCAATGACGAACAGGGAGCCCTTAACCAGTCCCTTCGGTGACAGAAGGCGATCCAGTGATGGAATACCGGAACTTAGGCCGCGTTGCTCGCCTGACGGGTCAAAGCGTTTCTCCAGATCGGAAACCCAGTCATCCATAACGTCACCAAATGCGCGAAGCCCACGGTGACTACCAGTCTTTGAGTGATCGGCAAGCTGGGTGAATATCGACTGAATGGCTTCGTATTTCTGCGGGGCTGACATGCCGTTACGCGAGTAAAGCAATTCAAGCGCTTCCGTGATGCGCTGGATGCCGTAGCGCTCCATAGCTGCTTCACGGACAGACATGGCATAGGCTACGATGTTCGCAGCACTGGGTGTGTTCTTGGAGATCTCAGCCAGGTAAGCAAATCCACCAACCTGCGCCGTCAGCCCTTTACTTTCCAGCACGTCGAAAAGCGTCAGGCCATCTACCGGTTTGCTGTCACGGTACATTTCACGCATTTCAGCAAACAGCACCTGGTGAGCGCGAAGGTAGAACGACTCAGGCTTGAGCATCGCCAGAACTTTCTGTACTCGCTCGCTGTTGTCGTCGTCCAGCAGCAGACCACCGATAACGCTCTGCTCTGCTTCGAGGTTTTGTGGTACAGCCATGAATTCAGCGGTCATCACGATCCCCCTCGCGCACTTCGATGTAGAGCTTTTCGGTCAGGAACTTATCGAATTTCATGCGGCGCCAGGTCTTTCCAGATTTCTGGTCTGGTCGATCTTCAAGCATCCAGCGGCAGTTCTGAGCGATGTAGCGCAGGTAACTTCTAAAGCCGTCCATGTCCATCGGCTTGCCGTCCAGGTTGCGGGCAATCTTGTTAGCCTTACCCCAGAAGGTTCTGATCAGGTTGCGTCGCTCATCAGTGAGGCATCTCCATCCCCGGGCATCAGGTAGTTCGTCTTTCAGGCATTGCCATACTTCATCGCATGACAAACGGGACTTTTTCTCTTCAGCGGGTTTCTGGTCATTTGCGACATACTTACTACCGTTAGGTAGTAAGTTATTTAATATATTGTTATCTGTGGACACCGGCTGGACATCGGCTGGACACTCCACATACACAGGCATTGGTACTACTGCTTTTGCGCTGGACACCGGCTGGACATCGGCTGGACAAAAATTTGACTGATATTCGTCATATTTGACCACTTTTAGAACAGTAAAACGGTTGTTCGATTTGGTGGTGATCATGCCCAGATTCTGGAATTTGCGGAGCAGTGATTTAACGCGGTCAACGGTCAATCCCGTTTCCATTGCCAGTGTGTTACGCCCAGTAATGAACTCTCCGCGTTCGCAGATCACATCGCCGACATCAGTCGATACCAGTGTCTGTTCGTGATTAGCGCGCAGGAGCAGGTGAACCCATAAATGAGACGCCTCGGCATCCTTGTAGAAAGGGACATCCATTATTTTACGGTGCAGCAAGGCAAACCCCTTACCGCTGTTTTGATGCGGTTGCTGGAGCCTTCTGGCCTCTCTGGCTTCGGCTAAATTGGATACGTTACCCACGGCCAGCCTCCTTGCGTTTAATTTCTTCCAGGATGGCGCGCATCTTCTCTGCCACCACCGGATTTACTGATCGGATAAAGCGATCGCGGGTAATGTTTTTGTGTGTTAATTCCTGGTAAAAACGACAACTATTAGGCATAATTACCTCCGTTAGAAATGCATGTTGATTTGGTCAGAACGCTCGGTTGCCGCCGGGCGTTTTTTCTTTGTGAGTAGATCTGCTACCTCTTTCGCCAGCCTGGCCATGTCATCATCGACGACACCCCATTCCAGCACTGCAAGCAGCATTGCCACTTTCGGCAGCATCGTTTCCTTCCAGCGGGTAATTCCGCTTTTGTCCATGCCGATTGCCTTTGCTACGTTTGTCGTGCCGCGCAAGGCAATCTGATTCAGCAGCCACGATTCAATTTTTCGTGCTTGCGATTTGTTTCGTGTTGTTGTGTTCTCCATTTGCGATACTTCCTCTGGTGTTAAAAGTTGTGGCCGCCGGTCAGGCGGCGTTATTGTCAATCGGACCAGGAAACAGCGTCGGGAGGTCAGGCCGAATTTGATGGGCCTTAATTTCCCCGCCGGTGGCGTTAACGATGCTGTTCACATGCTCCGGAGATACTTTCGCTTTGTTGTGCAGCCACTTGTAAACCGCCTGCTGTGAAACTTCGCAGGCTTCGCCAAGCTTCTTCTGAGAGCCAACGATGTTAATGGCGGTTTTAATGGTTGGGTTCATGACAACCTCCGTAGTGAATATGAGAGGAGAATAAAACTATGGTTGTATTTAGTCAACAACCATTTTCGTTTGATGGAATAAAACCACAGTTGTACATTTCAGATATGAAAACGACTCTCGCAGAACGACTGAAAGAAGCACGCATATTGCGAGGCCTTACACAAAAGGCTCTCGGGGATTTGATCGGGGTTAGCCAGGCTGCTATACAGAAGATTGAAACCGGAAAGGCAAATCAGACCACTAAGCTGGTAGATCTGGCTAACGCTCTGATGGTAAGGCCTGAGTGGTTAAGTTCAGGAGATGGCGTCATGCGAGAAGATACTTCCAGCCCTGTGGAATCCACAGCTAAGACTCCTGATATTTACCGTGTTGATGTACTGGATGTTTCAGCCAGTGCCGGGCCGGGAACAATGCTGGCAAGTGACTTCATAGAAACCATCAGAGCGATCGAATACACCCCGGAAAAAGGGATGTCTCTGTTCGGTTCCGTCCCCCCATCAGCAGTCAAGGTAATCACTGTTCGCGGCGATAGCATGGAGGGAACCATTGATCCAGGCGATGAGATATTTGTGAATATCGACATCCGTTTTTTTGATGGTGATGGAATTTATGTTTTTGTCTTCGGTAACACGCTGCATGTGAAGCGCTTGCAGATGCACAAAGATAAGCTTCTGGTGCTTTCAGACAATCAGCGCTACAAAGAATGGTATATCGACGAGGAAGATCAGGACCGCTTTCACATAATGGCCAAAGTTCTTATTAAACAGACTATCGCCTATAAGCGTTTCGGATAAACCTCCTTCCAATTTATCTCCAGCGGTCCCGGCAAACAGCCGGGGTATGCTGATATTATTTAATCGATAAGACGTCAATAGCCAGCTCAACTGGCAAATCAGCATCCCCCTCCTGCCATAGCACCTGTATCACCTCAAGTAAAGCCTCTCTCGATGGCTCTCGCCTCTCAGCTAGTAGTTGCAAAACAGCTATGCCAAGCACCTCCGCAACCTGCGGATGCAGTTCAGTGAAAAAATCGCCCCCATCCGACATAACCAAACCTCCGAGATTGAATATTTTTTATATCATAAGTCATGCGGATATAAAAATAAATTCATTTTAAAAACAACCAAATATAACTTTACAGCCAATAAATACAACTATTGTTGTTGACTGAAAAACAACTATGGTTTTAAATGAACCCATCGAAACGAAACATCGACAGCTGAGCGAAGTTAGCCAGCGGCGGACAGCAAGTCGCCTGCTTTTTAACAACATGCAAAGTCGGAACAGCACTCGGTAATCCTGTTTAGACCCCAACGTAAAAATTCGGCGCAGCACCGGGCGCGATCCGGTCGGTGTGAGGCTACCCCCTCGCGAGAGCGATAAAGGCGTGGGAACGGGAAACACTGGCGGGATGAGAGGTGCGAAGCGCAAAAAGATTTATTCCAGTCCATTCGAAGCTGAGTGGGCTGTGCTGAATCACAAGGCATTTCTCCCGCATCAGCGGGTAACTACAGAGGGTAAGGCGATGAAAGCAGTTGACGGACAAGAGATTCTACCAGGCTTTAATGTACGGGATATTTCTGCTGATTATGACGAGCCAAGGTTTGACGTTTTGTTTGTCCATGATGATGGCAAATGTCGATATTCTAACGATGTTTTTGGTTCTGAGCAAGAAGCCATCAGTTACGCAGAAACATGTAATGCCAACACAGCAGACGATGAGTGCTGGGACTACTACCAGCACTTTTCAACCAGCAACGACTGGAAGCTGATTCAACACATTGAAGCTAAAGCCGCCTAACCAGCGGCTTTTTTACTGGATACCCAAGCGCCCTTGCGAGGGCATTTAGTTATCCAAAACACAGGCGCCCATCCAGCGCCTTTTTTTATGCAAAAAGGTTAATAGCTCCGCACGCTGGGCGTCACCAGCATCAAAAGGAAACCAGAATGACCAAAGAAATCATCACTGCCTACAAAGGCTTTAACGTTGACATGACCTGCCGTGGCTACCAGTTCGAAATCGGCAAAACCTATAACCACGAAGGTAAGGTTAAGGCCTGTGCTTCTGGTTTCCACTCCTGCGAAAACCCGCTGGATGTTTTCGGTTACTACTCACCATCAGGTAGCCGCTTCTGCGAAGTTGAAGTTTCTGGTGACATCTCGCGTCACTCTGATGATACGAAAATCGCCAGTGCGACAATCACCATCAAGGCTGAAATTTCTATCCATGAAATGGTGAAGCGCGCTATTGACTGGGTGTGGAGCAAGGTAGACAAATCGCTTGATCAACAGATCA